CGCCGCTCGTGGCTTCCGCGTCGTCGAACGGCTCGGCGGGCGCCGGCGTGGTGATGAACAGCGCGTGCATCGCCGCCACCTTCTTCCGATCCAGCTCGGCGTCGTCGTACTGGTCGAGCAGGAACAGCTTGACGATCGCGGGCGCGAACTTCGACACACCGCGCAGCTGGCCCGCGTCCACCGGATCGATGACGTGGATGATCTCGCTGGCCGGGATGCGCACCGTCTCGCCCACCAGACCGGGATCGGTGACGTCGCCCGGATGCCGGCGCAGAAAGTGGTAGGCAATACGTCTCCCGATGCGATCGAACTCGATGCCCTGGCGGATGATCGAGCCAGTCGCGAGCGTCTCGTTGCGGCTGAGCGGCAGCATCTCGGCGGGCAGCATCTGCAGCTGCAGCGGCACCACGAGCCCATCCTGCGGCCGGCGGGGACGAAGGCGGAAGAACACCTCGCCGGCGATGAACACCTCGCGCGCGGCGCGCCGCTGCAGGCCGTAGAAGTCGGTGAGCTGGTCGGCGTCCGCCTCGTCGGTCCAATCCAGCCACAGCGTCTGCACCTGGGCCTTGAGCTTTGCATCGGTGATCAGCGACGACGGCTTGATCCCGGATCCTGCCACGTTGCCGGCCCAGCTCTCGATGGCGTTCGCCGCGTAGCCGTTGTTGCGGATCAGCCAGCGCGCCCGCGCCGTGATGTCCGCACCGCTGGCAGCGATCAGCGTGTTCAGGTGCGCCCGGCTGGGCTGGAAGCCCTTCAGCCGGCGATTGGCGAGCCCGGCCTCGAAGCCGCCGATCAGCGCCCCCACCTGCCGGCGCCAGCGGCTGAGCATCCCGGAGCTCGGCTGCCTGGACATCAGAGTCCCTTGCTGACCGATGTGAGGATGCGCCGGCGCGCCGTGCCGCCCTCGGCGCGGGCAATCCGCTTCTCAACGTCGGCGAGTGCGGCCGCCATCTCGGCGTCGCTGGCGTAGGTGATGCGCCGGCCGTCGTACTCGACGGTGCGCACCGCCCGCAGGCGCGCCGCCAGCAGCGCCGCCCGCTGCGCAGTCAGTTCGTCCAGGGTCATGGCTCAGCTCAGGTAGCTCGATCGGAAGACGCGCCGGCCGCGCCGCGGCGGCGGACGCAGGTGCCCCGCAGACGCGGGCGCCGCGACCGGAGCCGGTGCGACCGGCGCCGTTGCGACCGGCGCGGGGATGCTGCCGGGCTCGACGGATGTGGACATCGACCGACTGCCACTCTCCACCGCAACCAGTTGCTCCTCCAGCTCGCGCCACTTGCGCTCCGGCCAGCGGTCGGCGCCGGCGATCCAGGCGGCGGCGCGGGCGTAGACGCGGCAATCCAGCGCCTCGTTGCGCTCGCGCAGCTTCTGCCACTCCAGCTTGCTGAAGCCGCGCCGGGTCTTCACCGTCACCAGCTGCTCGGCCACCAGCTGGCGGATCCACTCCAGGTCGACCCCGCGCGGCAGGTGGATGTAGCCGGCCGCGGGCTGAGGTTCGGGACTCTCGTCCGTCGGCGCTGCCGACCGCAGGAAGCGGTAGGTCTCGCTTTTGAAGGTGGCGACGGCGATGGTCCACAGCCGCGCACCGCGGCGCACCTTCACCCCGCCCTCGGTGGCATCGACGTGCGTCGGGCCTGCCACCGGGGCGATGCGGTTGAACCCCTCGACCCCCTTGACCGGCAGCACCTGGGCGAAGCCCTGGCGGCGCGCCCAGGCGTAGACGGCGGCCGCCTCGTAGCCGCTGTCGATCGCCAGCCGCGCCAGGCCGAGCCGGGCGCCGGACGCGTGCGGCCAGGTCTCGCCGAGCAGTGTCGCCAGCTGCGCCCAGCAGGCGGGATCGCCGGGACCGCCGTCGAAGACGCGGTGATCGACCAGCCAGCTCTCCAGCCCGCGGCCCCAGGCCCAGATCGACGCCTCGATCCGGTCCTTCTGCACGTCGCAGCCTGCGGTGAGGAACAGCCCGCCCCGGGGTACGGTGCCCCAGGCGAAGTCCTCGCGCCGCTCGTAGAGCCGCTGCCAGTCGGGCGCCTCGCCGGTCTCGACCCAGGTCTCGCCGAGGACCGTGTTGACGAAGCTGCGCTTCCCCTCCTCCGAGGCCTGCGCCGCCTCCCAGTCGCGGGCGATCCGCTCCCAGGTGAGCCAGCCGATGGGGCTGTACAGGCTGGAGAGATGGAAGCCGATCGTCAGCGGATCGGCGCTGCTCGCGGTCGGCCGCCAGGCGCCGCGCGCCAGCATCTGCGTCTTGTGGTGCTCGGCGATCGGCTGCTCGCAGCCCGCGCAGACGTAGGCCGCCGTCTCCGGCCGGCCCGGCTGCCAGCGCAGCCGCTCGAAGAGCAGGTGCTGCTCGTGCCCACAGAGCGGACACGGCACGAAGAACCGCCGCTGGTCGGAGGCCTCGAACTCGCGCTCGATCCGCGACAGCCCCCGGATGGTCGGCGTCGAGGCGAGGAACACCTTGCGCCGCCAGGAGAAGGTCCGGGTCCGGGCTTCGGCGAGGCTCACCGGGTCGCCTTCCTCGTCGGCCGACGGCGGATAGGCGTCGACTTCGTCGAGGAACAGGTAGCGCACCGGCATCGACCGCAGGCCGACGGCGCTGTTCGCCCCCGTCATCACCAGGATGCCGCCGGGGAATTCCTTCGACAGCTGGGTGTTGCCGGCATCGCGCGAGCGGGCTGGCGCTACCTTTGCCCTCAAGCTGGGGCACTCGGCGATCAGCGGGTCGATGCGCTGCTGCGAGAACCGCTTGGCCAGCTCGACTGTCGGCTGCACCGCCAGCATCGGCCCTGGTGCATGATGGATGACGTAGCCGATCCAGTTGCAGCCACTCTCGGATGCGCCCAGCTGACTGCCTTTCATGAACACCACCCGCTGCGCCGGATGGCGGGGGCTCAGCGCGTCCATCAGCTCGCGCAGGTAGGGCGTCCGGCCGGTCCGCCAGGGTCCGGCCTCGTTGGCGCCGCGCGGGCTGAGGACCCGGTAGCGATCGGACCAGGCCGAGACGCTGAGGCCCGGGTCCGGTCCCAGGCCGTCGTGCCAGCCGCGCAGCAGCTCGTCGGTGCCGTCGTGGGCGAGGATTGCAGTGGCGCCCGGACCATCGCCTGGCACGCCCGCGGCTTCCGTCATCATCCGGCGCTACCCGTTATCCTGTCAGCGGCTGCCACTCACCGGAACTCGGGCCGGATCTCGGCGAGGCTCTCGAGGTGCGCACGCACGTGGGCATCGAGGGCCGCCTGCAGCTCATGGGTGCCGACGCCGAGTTCCGCCGCCATCGTCGCCGCGATCCGTGCCGGCCAGCCGAGCCAGGCGTCGCGCTCCTGGCGCGCCAGCCGGAACACCAGCGCCACCGCGCGTGCCCGGTCGACCACCTCGCCACGCATCTTCTGCAGGCGGATGCGCCGTTCCTGCGCCTTCAGCACCTCGTTGGCGGTACGCGCCTGCAGGTAGGTCATCGCACCAGCCGCGGCCGGTGCCGGCAGTCCCTGTTCGCGCAGCGTCTCCGAGACCGCCCCGAGCGCGGCCTCCGGCACCGGCTTGTGGCTGGGATTGCTTCCGACGTGCTGCCTGGCGGGATCGGTCATCCGGACGCGGCGCGCGTCCGATGCTGCCGCGTCGATCGAACCGTCGGCATGCAGCACTAGGCGTCCCGCCGCGCGGGCCTTCTGCACCGCGCCGCGCGAGACGCCGGCATGCGCCGCGTATTCGCGCTCGCTCATGCCGTGGCGCTGCAAGGTCATCGACGGATTCCCCATGGGCAGTAAAAAGCAGTGCAAGAACAGGTGATTGGAGTTGATGTCGGGGCGCACATGAGCCCTTATGACGCTTCAAAAGCGAAGCCACCGGGAACAGCGACGATGACCACGAACCGCATCCTGCCGACCAGCAACGAAGCCTGGGGGTTCTGGGGCACCATCGGCCACCATGCCGAGCAGAGTGAAGCCTGGGCGCAGGCGATGACCGCGATCGGCACAGCGACCGGATGCGCCGAAACTGCCGTCCGCGACTTCTTGGACAGCCGTCATGGCCGCCACTTCGCCGACGATGTCGCCGGCCTGTCCGCCGGCCTGAGCCTTCCGGCTGCGATCGACGCCGCCGTCGAGCGCTGGATGGGCTGGAGTATCGGCAAGCGGACCGAGCGCGAGCACGGCATCCCGCGCGACCTGCCGTACCTCACCGGCTGGGTCATGAACTGCGAGATCGAGGCGGAAATGACCGACTGACGCCGCATCCGATCCTCCTCGCCCCGAGCCCTGCGGCGGCCTCGGGGCTCGCGGTGGTAGCAGGCGCCACGTCCCGCGGCGCCGACGCAAGAGGACGCCACCGA